AATGCTTTTTCTAATTGTTTGTTTAGAAATTGTATGTTAACTTTGTTGGTCATATTTTGTTCTTGAGTTATCTCAAGTTTTTCTGTTGACTTATATAAATCTTCTATCAACATAAACTGTTCCTGATCGGTCGGTAACTGCTCACTTTTTTTAAGTAGATCTGCTTGAAACAACTCTCTTGATGTCTCTAAGCTAGTTAGTCTAGCTGTAATCTCTGTGTAGGCAAACACTCCGGAAACTACTCCTGCTATTATCATTAACATATTCTTGACCGGCATGCTTACTGATGTGTTTTCTGATATTTTCATTTCTTTTTCCTCATGTAATGTTTAGAGGGTTCATAGTCCCATCGTTTACCATGGTGTCCTCTTAAATCTGCGTACCACATTCGTAGTCTAACTACCCATTTTCTTACTGGTCTAGGCATCTTTTTTCTTCTTCTTACATTTACAACGAGGTGCAAATAAAAAGTTATCTATACGTTGAAATAAATTATCGATAGCACCAAAAAATTTATATAAAAATTTATCTAACATTTATTTTCTCTATTTTAATTCTATCTTTGTCCATTTTATTTAATTCTTTTGTCATTTCTTTTTGTGCTTTTTTGTCAGCTTTCTCTCTGTCTTTAATACGTTTAACATATGTTTTATAATCAGGTCTTTCGTGACCATATCTAGACCACAACGCCATAGCCTCATTACCAATTTTGCCATCGATAGGGCAAACGGTACCGGCTGAGATCATAGATTCAAAAACACGCTCATCCTGGCAAAGGATAGCCACGGCTGCTACACGCATGCCAAAATCATTTAGTATTCTTGCTAACTTTAATCGTTCACAATTTTTATCAATAAAATGTTTTCCACCAGTGATACCAATACCAAATGTCTGTACACCAAGTGATGCACCTGTACTACATACATCTTGTGTCATAGAATTGTATGATGGTGCTGACGCTGTTGGTGGTGCTGATTTTATATTAGAATTAGATGTTGAATTAGTTGTTGTATTAGATGATGATCCAGATTGATATGTTGTTGCTCCTCCTTCATATCCACCTTCAATACTTGTGTTGGAACCTGAGACGTTTGTTTGTGAAGTTGCTGGATAAGCAGGTTTTGCAAAAAATGTTAACATACTTAACATTAATATTAATACAGCTGTAAATCTGTAATCCATGCGTAGGCACTCCATTACTTTGCCGCTCTACAACTTGGACAAGTTCTTTTATAACTATTAGGGTGTTTGTCACACACTAATTTTATTTCAGGTTCAGGTGCTTCTGTGTACAGTGTCATATGTTCGTCTACTTCTTCACACTTACAAAATTTACCAAATATTTTTTCTAACCATTTTTTAATCATGTTTTTTTTCCTCAATTTCATAGAAGAATTTATCAGTGTCTTCAGTTTGCCATGCACCTGAGTCTTCTACAGTCCATACATTTGTTTGGACTTTCCAGTCAGGAATATTATCTTTCACTGTGAAAGAAGGTAGATCCCAGATTATTCTGTTGTTAGGTTGAGCCGCATAATTACCATCATTTAAGGCTATTATGTGAGCGCACTTATGTTCGTGCGGTATTTCGGAATGTTCCGTGTCTAGTATATTACTATCTGGATGAGCAAAGTCAATGGTAAATAGATAATTACCGTGATGCCATTTTTTATCTTTTCCTATGTATTTACCGTGTTGGCCACTTAAAATATCAAATACAGTAACAGCAGGGTAATAACTAAAACTATTCCAAAGCTGAAGTTCATCAAGTCGTCTATGTGGAACAGCTTCCGGTTTAAAACCACGTTGAATAAAAGCCGTAATTGGTAAGCGATAAAATATTGCACCGTTCTCCATAATAGCGTGCCATAGTATAGCCCTTCCAGACATGCACGATATAGCAAAGACAATACAATCTTCAACTTCTCCATGATGTTTTTTACAGTCATATAAATACTCCCTTCTTATTTGTGCGTAGGTTGGTGGTATGTTTGCATTTAAATAAGCCATTCCTCAACACTAGCATCAAAATCTCTATAGTCTACAGTAATTTCGTCACCCGTTTTAATATCTTTTAAAGCTATCCCCTCATCATTTACACTAGGATCTGTGCTATGATTTAAGTATTTTTCGTTATCTATACCCATTACATATTCATTTTTTTTATCTTCATAAGAATGTGTTTCAATAAAATTAGCTAAAGATAATGGCATTTTTGGCATATTTGTTCTGTCAAATCTTAACTCAAATTCAGGCCTTACTTCTTTTATTTTATCACCTTTTTTTACATTTTCTTTTGAAAATACACCGACACCCTGTATTTTACTTTTGTCTAGATAAGTATTTATTAAAAACATTATTTTATGTCTCCCCAATTTTTACCTTTTTTGTAGTTAACTTTGTTTTTTACTTCAAGAGGAATAGCTTGCTCCATTGTTTCTTTAACTACTAAAGCATCGTTATCATTTTTTATAGATAGACACAACTCATCATGTATCTGTATCTGTGGTAAAATACCTTTTTCATATAAGTCTACCATAGCTTTTTTAGTCATGTCTGCTGCACTACCTTGAATCAATCTATTCAAAGCTTTGTAAGTAAATGCAGGTTTGTAGTATCTATCAAAATCTTGCATGTAATTATCTGCTACATTATCTTTAAATTTTTCTAATAGTTCAGCTTTAAATGCTGTCTCTGCATCTTGTCTAGTTAATATTGGGACCGGTTCATACCTGTTAATTGTATTGTTCCATTCTCTATTTCTTGTTTCCCATTTGTTAAACCTACAAAATCTATCTTTTAATGTAAACAATAATTTATGTTCTTCTGCAAACTCAATTAGATCTTGAGATAACCTTCTGACAAACGGAACTTTAGCATGGTACTCAGCAAATAATGCATTTGCTTTTGGTCTAGTTAAATTTAATTCACTGGCTAATTTTATTTTACCCATACCATAGAAGAGTCCTAAATTAATTGTCTTGGCCATGGTCCGTGATATCTGAGCCATGTCTGCAACGATCTGGTGAAAGTCTGCATCCTCTTTGTTAAACTCATCCTTTAATGTATCTGTTCCAGGTAGACCTAATTTTAATGCATAGTGTACAACGATACGTGGTTCTTGTTGACTGTAATCAAATGATCCCCATACACAACCATCTTCAGGTAAAAATAATTCTCTCATCTTTTTACCTATAATACCTCTTGATGGTATTTGTTGTAAGTTAGGATTAGACATAGAGAATCTACCAGTTACCGTTCCACCTTGGTCCGATCTTATCTGATTGATGTCTGCATGTATTCTACCTTCGTGTACAAATTCTAACAGTCCTTCAACAAAAGTACCTTTAGCTTTGTCACACTCTCTAGCTTTTACAATCATACGTAAAAAACGATTTTCATGAGTCTTTAAAAAATCTTTGGGTAGTTGTGGTAAACCTGCTTTTGTTTTTTTGTACTTTGTTATTTTTTGATGATCTAATAAATGTTTAATTGATGATGCTGCCCAAATTTCTACATCAAGGCCAGTACGTTTCTTAATAATTTTAATTAAATTATCTCTACGTTTTTCTAAAAGTTTTCCAAGTGTCTTAGCTTTTTCGACATCTATCTTAACGCCTTTAAACTTCATGTCAACTAGACAAGGAAATAATTTTGTTTCTAATTCAAATATTTGTTTACAAGTTTTTAATTCTTTGCTTCCATCTTCGTTAATTTTTGTATATAATACTTCATCTAATTTTTTCTCAAACAAATTCCATAACTTTAAAGTTAAGTTTACATCTTGCTCTGCATAATCTTTTACTAATGAGTATGGTAACTTGTGCATGTTAGACATAGGATCTTTTATTCCACACTCTGCTAATGATTTTTCTGCAAGATCATATTTGTATTTAGCTTCGTTTAAATAATCTTTACTAATAGAATCTAAAGAATATCTCATTCTTGTTTCATCAATAACTGATGCGGCAATCATAGTATCTAGTAATTGTCCTTGTGGCATGTCTCCAGTAGCTGATCTAATCCAACATACATCGTACATAGCATTATGAAATACCTTACGTATGTCCTTGTTTTTAAACACTTTTTCGTTCAAATAGTTCCATGTTTCTTCAACAGGTAAGTTGTCTGTCATGGCATGGGCTATAGGAAAATATAAAGTTTGATTCTTTGTTGCTATTGCAATCCCTGTAACAAAACCATCTTTTCTAACTGCACCTAAACCTTTTGTTTTTAGGTTAGGGTCATAGGTTTCTAAGTCAACTGCAACTAAATCTATATCTGTTAAATCTAAATCAGATAGTTGTGGAACAGCACACATTATTTGTAATCCCTTTCTATTATCATTTCTATAAAATGAATTGCTTTTTCTAAATCTTGTTTCTTTCCTTTGTCGCTATGTCTAACAATATACTTTATAGCACAGCCTTCAGGGTAAAGCAATTTGTTCTCTATTACAAATTTACTAGGTTGTATCTTATACTTTTGATAGTGATTGCCACCTATTTGTTTATCGTATGGTTTCATCTGACTCCTAACGTTAGTTTTTTATTTGATGTTAATGTCCAATAGTCATTGATTGCTCTACTGTATGCTGTGTACTTTAATCTAAGTTGAGTAAAATACTTTTCTCTTCTTGTTATAGTCTCATCTACAATTACGTTATCAAACGTTAAACCTTTTACTGTGTGTATGTTGCCATACTTAACTCTAATTTCTTTATCAAAATCAAAACCTTTTTTTAAAATTCTATTAATATAAATTAATCTTTCTTGTGTAGTCTTTGAAGGTATTCTAATTAAATCAAACTGTGTGTATTGTGCAGTCTCTGGTTTTAGTACACCTTTTTCAATCAATTGATCTAATGTATAATCTTGTTTAATCCAATCATCAAATATATCTGTATTAGATTTACCTCTAACAATTACTTTACTACCCATGTAATCCCAAAAATGTTTTATCTGTGTCAGACTCATGGGTTCACCTTTTACAAACTCTGGCCATAACTTATGTGATCTTAATTCTTTTTTAGATACAAATGCAGATTGATCTACATGAGCAAACTCTATTCCTCTTTTAATAAAAAATTCTCTACAACGGTTGTCACTTGGTGTTCCTCTAAATGTAAATAAAAATGTTTGATCTGTGTTTTCTATTTTATCTAATAGTATATCTAAATGTCCTGATCTTTCTAAGTCTGGTAAATAATAACCTTTACCCTGTAAGACTTCTCCATTTTTTTTTAACGGTGTCCATACTCTGTGTGATCCATAATGATTCCAAATAGGTTCTATAATACTTTTACAAAGTTTGTTTACCGCTGCACTACATCTCTTGCCCTCTTCTAATTCCTTGTAAGGGTTAGCTGCTAATTTATGAAAGTAATCTGCATCAGATCCTGCGTATTCAAATAGTGTTTGGTCCGCATCGCCTACTAAATAATAATGATTTTCTTTTACATGCGTTGCCATTTTATCAATAGCTTTTCTTTGAGGTACATTACTATCTTGACACTCATCTATAATAATTGCATCAATGTCAGGAGCTTTTGCTTCTTGTTCAAACTCATCTATCATATCTGCATAATCACATTTATTATTATCTTTTTTATAAGTAGTATAAATCTTGTGCAAATCTTTAATTAGTTGTATGTTATAAGGCTTAAATGCGTCCCTGTTAGATTGTTTCCAATACTCATCTAAAGTTTTACCATGTCCTCTAGCCTCAGATAAAAATCTATAGAACTTATGTTTCTTTTCAATATCATTCTCTGTATCTAAATTAAAATATTTATCCTGTATAATTAAATTCTTATGGTCATCATAATCAAATTTTTCTTTTCTTAATAATCTGTTTCTACAATAACTATGTATTGTACAGATCTTATACTTCATAGATTTCTGTGTAAAACCACGTTCCTTGATCTCTGGTATTTGTAAAATAGCATCTCTAATTTGATTAGCTGCAACATTAGTGTGTGATAGTATTACAATCTTATCTGGATGATACTTTGGTAAAAGGTCCTTGTACAACCCTACAATAAACCCGTGTGTCTTACCTGTTCCTGGAGGACCTGCAATAAATCTAGGCTTCAAAATCTATCTCCCCTACAGTTTCAGTAAACTCTCCCTCTAAGATTATATCTTCTGTGTCAATCTGTGGTGTATCTATACGCCAAGATACCAAAGATTTAGTTTTGTATTTACCCCTATTTTTTT